TTGTGCTGGACTAATCGTAGAGGAAAGAATGGTTCCAGATTGCGGAGTATCATTAAAATTTTTCCAGACAGTACCGACGCCGGACGACAGAAAAGAATCAATAATCGTCATAGATTTTTGCTGGGTGTTGGCCCAATAAAATACAGGACCGCCAGAATTTCCGATAGTGCTATTTATAAAAGTAAGTCGAGTTGGAGCGGTACCACCAGCAGTCACAGTGAATATAGGACTAGCCTGATTGAAATCTGCAAAGTTATCGGTATCAAACTGCATAGGCGTTGCAGAAATATTAAGTGCAAACAGCGGCACAGCAACGATCCCGGTATCAAAAGTTACGTTATCCCACTTTATTTGCCCGCCAATATTACCTACAAGTCGAATGGTTCCTTCTGTATTCGTACTGCGTCCTGTTGTAATGAAGCTATCGTAAACGTGAATAGAATTTAACTGGACTCCCGAACCACCGTTTTTACTATCAATAAAGTAGTCAGTATTTGATGTAATATCCTCAAGACTCATAGTAATTATATTGCAATCAAGCTTTATGGCCGTGGTGGGACTGCACGCGCCTCCACTACAAGCATCAGGAAAGGTGACATGCTTGATACTCGTGTCAACAATCGCACCGCCGTTGGCGGCATTGTAATGCAGCGCGGCCCCTCCGTCTACAGTCGTCTGGAATTCTAGATCGTGTACATAGACGTTCCCGCCGGTAATTTCAAAACATTCGGAGGCCGAACAATCAAGTCCACTTTTAGTAGGTGAGAAGCCAAAAATATTTACGCCGTTTGGTGCAATAATTTGTGAGGCAATGTTACAAAAACCAGGAATAAAAAGAGGTGTCAGACCGTTTAAATTAATGGAGGCTTGATAAGCTGCCTGAATTGCGGCGGTATCGTCGGTTGCATCGTCGCACTTTGCGTTATACGGAATCGCAGTAACATCAATCCAAGGAGTAAAAGAAGTAGATGCCGTCAAATTACTGGCCGGCAGAGGCGCACTTTGAGCATATACAAACGAGGGTGCAAGAAATAAAACTAAAATAAATAATTTCTTTGAAAATACAAACATCCTATTCCCCCGGCCCAAAAGTACCTGGTGCTCTTGAATTTTGCGGAATGTTAGGAGCAACTCGGCAATCAACCGGTTTACTAACACGGCTATCTTTACCGGGCACTGCAGCATTGTCAGAAATCTGCACATCATAGGTCAAAGTGCCTTGCACGTTCCGAGACGCATTAGGTCCGAACGGAGCAACACGACAGTCCGGTTGACTATAATTTAATGGGGTCGGAGAACCAAATCCACCAGTCCAAAAACTAATCGCCGGTAAAGGAACGGCATTAGGAAGAAAGGCCATACCAGGATTACCTAAAGTATATGTGCTGTCGCTCACTGACCCAATTACAGTACCATTCTGCTTAAAAGTAAGAGTAGAACCCAAGACTTCCAAACGAAGCACATCCCCAATTTGCGGTGTCATTGTGAAGATTGCAAACGTCGTTCCGCCACCGACCTCTTGTAGGTAGACGGAATTTGAACTTCCTGTTGGTCCCGACGCGAATATTCCATAACCAGTTCCAGGTCCTAGCCGGACACAGGGTCCCAAATATCCGTTATTTAATGCAGCCAGGGTAACTTCAGAAAAGTGATCGGCAGGCCAAGTTATAACAGTAGAGTATGAAGCAGATCGACTTCCTAAACTCGAGGTCGGTTCTGCCGTGTGAGAAACAAGTTGCACCGCCGATGCCACCCCCACCGGAGTAGCCCAGTTACCGCTAATGGGATTCGAATCAGCTCGGTTAAAATTGTCGGTATAAGTAGCCATATCCCTCTCTTAGTATTGAAACAAAAAGAAAAGGGCAGGAGCCTCTCGACCCCTGCCCGACACGTCGGTTCACGAAATTTTATATCTCCTGTCCTGCAACCTGTTCTGCTGACGAAACAACGTTCAACGGAATCTCCGAAGAACTCGGCTGATTAGACGACTCAGCCGCCATAGTCAAAGCATCGTCCCAACCCAACTTCGTGTGGTTTGGAATCCGCTTGCCACCACGGAGAAGAGTGTCGCGAGTATCGCCTTGCTTCCATTTCATGTTGCAAAGGAAGCAACGAACAATTTGCTCGTTGTTGATAAAACGGTGAACGTAAACGGAGTGATCTTTAGCCTGCGTACGAATACGATTCTTGCCGCCCTTGAGATGCCGACACTTAGCTTGCTTCGCCAAAGCATCTTCATACGAACTCTTGGCGTTGATATCGCGTTGCTTTTCTTTTGCTAGTCGGGCATTCTCTTCGGCTTGTTCTTTCTTAGCCGCTCGAGCCTCGCGCTCCATCAAAAGATGGACAAGGATATCAGTTTTCGAAGGCTCCGCTTTTTGCTGTCCCGATCCAGTCTCTGCCTTCGGCATTGACTCAAGCGTCGGTACTTTTGGTTCGGGTACTGGTGCTTTAAATGGGCCGGTCTGCCCATCGGCAGACGGATTCTTATAGTCGCTCATTTCATCTCCTATAACCACCTTCCCGCCTTGACTAGCCTGAAAGGTCATTGCTGCTGCCGCTCGGGGATGAGTGACCGAGACGGACGTATAGTCTTACGCCTATAAAAACAGGCTCTTGCTTTATGAGATATTAAAGTGCGGGTTCTGCTTCCTGCCGACCGATGCCATTGCGGAAGTTAAAGAGGGTGTGACGGTACATCTTGCTAACAGTTCCTTCTGCTGGACGGCCATATATCTCATGCGCTTTGGCCTCAGTTAGAATTTCTTTCAGAATCAATTGTGCAACAACCGTACGCCAACCCCGGAAAGATTCTCCGGCCGGAAGATTGTGCTTATCTAACTTTAATACTGACCATTCATACATCGCCGGTATTTGAATATAAGCAATGTATTTCATCTCATCAATAAACGGAGGACAGGCCCAAAGCCCCATTGTCTGCGGCATTCCATTATAGACAACGAAACACTTAACACCATTGTCTTTCAACTTCTGAACAAAATCTTGCGAACGAAGGATATTAACTTTTCGAGGAGCCGCATCGGTCAGAAGTTCCTGACCTTGCATTTTGTATTGGGTTACCATGCTATCGGATATTTCTTTTTCGGCTTGGAAACTTTCTTTTACGAAAGCACGGTAATCGGATGGGTGAGAAATCCAGTCAGGGGTACCACCGGCTAACAAAGTTTTAATTGACTCTCTAGTCGTCTTAATATCGTGGCGGCTCTTAATCGGGTCTTCAACAATTGCGAGAGTCGGAGTGCTGTATTGTGTCATTGTGTTCCTTACAAAGAAAACATTGTGGATTTACAACGCCTTTTTTAACGTGGCAACGAACGTGAACACCAGCTTGAGTTAACTTTTTTATGTGTTCAGCCGAGCGTACGGAACCGGCCGCATTCGTATTTCCTTTCTGTACTTCAGACATTTTCAATCTCGTCTCTAACAAATGTTTTCTACCTTTTTGTGCTTCTGACATTTTCATACGAGTTTTTTCAGAAGGCTTGGATCCAGTATTAAGGGCTATTAATTTAAGACGGTGCTCTTCCGGCATTTTACTACCCAGTGAAAACTTATTTCCAGCATTTCTTTCTAGCAACTTCTGTCGTGCCTTCTCGGACATTTTTCTTCCGAGCAAGCCTTCGGAAACTTTACGGCGCTGCTCTTCAGAAAATACGAACCCCAATACGCCGTCACCGCCATCGGTTAGATTATAACCGTTCGGTGCCTTAGTATTAAGTGCCTTAATCATTCCGATCTCGTACCGATCCATTTCCCATTTACTGCCAACCTGTACAAGAGTTTCTATCTTGAAATTATCTGCACCGTGTTTACAGATTGCATTATGCAGATAACTACAAGACGGGCGATTACGAACAGTTATATGATCCTGCCATCTGGCCTCTACCGTCTTAGACGTTTGACCAATATACTGCTTCCCATCAATCTTATTTGTTACAAGATATACAAACATTCGACCCTCCTCTAAAGAGTCACATCAGGAGGATGTGTTAGAGGCACACCCTCCTAATGATATCCTGCCACAACTTTTAGGCTGTGTCAAGGTTATTTTACTGTTTACTACTTAGTTACTGAATCGCGGGGACCGAATCGATCCAACGAATTCTTTGGGTATTTGCGCCAGTGGCAGGAGGCAGGGTAACGGTTTGATGAAATTTATACGAACTCCACCCCCCGATCGTGGCTGTAGGATCAAATGAAGACGGTGGCGCGTCCGAAACTACGCGGCAATCTATGGTCCGCCAATCGCCCTCATCCAACTCCGTGTCTCCAGGAACTTCGAGCCATACTCCGATCATCGCGTAGTTACCGAAGATGTAAGTTCGGTACGCGGTCTTACCGGAAGTGCTATAGCTCGCGGTCGTGGTTACGAACGGAGTTTGACGCATCACTATGTTGGTGCCTGGCAGTTCGATCTCCATCTTCTGATCGGATCCTGCCATCTTGTCGAACTTTTCCATATTGGCGTACTTCCACAAATCCACGATGCTGTTATTAACAGTCGTAGCGTTGTAGATGTCGCCTAGGACGTTCGGGGAAACCGCGCCCATGAACTTACCTTTTTTGCACGGCAGAACGTTCTTGGACACAAGCTGTTGCTTGAGTTCACGAACGGTGCCGAGATCGAGGGTAAAAGGCGTGGTCAGCAACGCGCTCTGGTTGACCTGAGAGTCAACGGTAGAAGCAGAATCGGCCACTGCGCTATACAATTCGGAAATGCTCTGCCCGGCCTGGTAACCGAGTTCAACAGCACTGTTTCCGACCAGCTCATCAATCGCGGAAGCAATTGCGAAAGACGAGAAGTTAGTATAGTTATTCCACTCGCCAACTTGTGCGGGTGCACTGATCTGCGTTACGTTCTCCGGCGCTCCGACAGTACCATCCGAAGCCTGCGACGTATCGCCGACTAGGGTGTTGTACTGGAAGAACGTCCGGTTGATACCCATGTGCAAAGGCTGCACACGTCGTTCTGCTGCGCCGACAAAAGCGTCTGTTTCTCCCTTACTTTATTGTGACCTCAAAATATCTTGAGGGGCTAGTCATTTCTGCTAACCTCTAACAGTTTATCATCCTGTTAGAACAGACTATTACATCGCGTCTAGAGACCGCGTCTTCTCGATTAGTCGTTCACGCTGCTTTCGCTTGCGCCTCGTTTCCCTATATCTTGAAGGGGTTCGAGTCAATTAGAGAAGATTCTCACTCTGAAGAGTGACCCTGTATATAGCCAATGATTTTTTTAAGCTCGTCAACGCTAGCATTAGATTTTATACGGTTCGCCCTATGAGAAATAAAAACCAAATTAGTTTTATACTTCTTCATATAAGGCAAATTCGTATTCTTACGATCTATAGAGGGGCTATAATCTTTATCTTTGAGAGTTCCTTTTCTATACTCAATACCCAAAACAGGGCAAACTTTTGTGAGTATAGGAAGGTCTGTTATCTCAAGATCTGATTCATAACCTCTTTTTCTAGACCGATCCTGAATATTAACTAGCGCCTGATACTTTACTTTATCATTGGCTGAGGTACCTTTAGAATAGCCGCCATGCTTTCTGTTTTTATAGCCTTTTTCTTTGGCTGAATCAATTAACCAACAACCACAAGATTTTACTTTGTCTCCGTGGAGAGATGATGTCGAAACAACTTTTTCTTTTCCACAAATACATTTGCACAGCCATTGGCCAATAACATTTCCTCCGACTGTGTTGCGGCTATCAGCTTTTAGTAAAACAGTTAACCGACCGAATTGGCGGCCTTCTAAATTCATTTAAACCTCAACAAGGTTCGGAATTAGCTCTTTGTCGAACAATATCGCTTGTGCAGTCAAAACGTTCGAAACGTTCGCTGCACTCGGATTTGGTCCAGGCATAATACTACCTCACTCAAAGTTAAAAGTCAAGATCAACATTATTTCTTGGCAAACAACGCGTCAACTTTTTCACGAAAACCCTTCTCGTGAACTAGCCGGCGTCTAAATTCCGCTGGTGCCATATCCTTAATGTCTTTCTTGGTAAGACCAACGGGCCTAGTTCCCACTGGACGAGAACCGGATAGGCTCTCACCGGGAATAAGACCGCCGTCCGGCGTCTTCTTCGGAGGTGCTGGCGGATTAGGCGCTGCAACCGGAAGAACTACCGGGGCCGCAGGAGCTTCTACAGCCGCTACGGGTTTTGCCGGTACTGGGGTATTGTCCACAGTCGGCACAATTTCGGGTACTACTGGCGGAGGAGGAGGCGTTTTCGCCACCACTGGAGCCAATTGTGATGCCGTTTCTTCAAATGCGATCTCTATATTATCTGCGGTCCAAGCCAATCCATTGTCTTCCATATAGGCTGTAAGAACCTTAGAGTTCGCATCACAAGGGTTATAATCCAAAATATGTTTGCGCATAAAAGCAAGCGCCGCTTCTTGCCCACGAACCTTAGCTTCTGCCGCGAGTCTGCGAGCTTCGGAGTCCGAAACAAGCTTTGCACTAGCCGCCATAGACTCTTTCGGATCATCGCTACGAACCTTCTCGGCTTCAGCCAAGCGCTGCTCGTCCGTCATAGGAACAAACCCAGTATCATTCGGCTTACTGCGCTGCCGCTTAATACGCTCTGCATAACGAACAGCATTGATATGGGCTATCTTTTCTTTTTCGGCAATCTCTTGCCAGGAATATCCTTGAATGTGAGTCTTACGTCCGATTGGTTCTCCTGTAACATCGTCCGTAGCTTGATACTCCACAACAATTAATTCTGCTTTGGGCTCTGCCGCTAAACGAGCCTTTTCGGCCTCTTCAGCAGCAATCCTAGCCGTCTCAGCTTCCGCTGCGGCTGCAACCTCGGCCTGTTGACGCTGTTCTTCGATAACAGCCTGTTTAGCTTCCTCGATCAAACGATTTTCTTCGGCTTCTGCGGCAGCCTCAGCGGCGGCTTCTGCTTCCTTTGCCGCGATTTCTTCAGCAGTCGGAGCGTTCCAAACCTGTTCAATTTCTGTCCGACGCTCGGGATCGGACATCGCTCTAATCATTTCCTCTTTAGACCAATTCTGAATAATCTCTCTAGTAAGAACTACTGCTTGCTCACTCATTTTAGTCTCCACTATTAGATTGAACTGCTATTTATTACACAACCAACTTTTTGGCTTCGGTCTTTTCTACATCTTCTAATTCTTTGGTCTGAACTGCGCCGAGTTGTGCGTGCCATTCAACAGATTTAAAAAGCAAAGCAGAAAATTCACTAGCCGCTCTAGCTGTCATTTGCAAAGCAGCCAACTTTCGACTATATTGAGGATCCTCGGGATTAAGTTTAATTACTTCGGCATTCTTCCTGGCGCACGCCTCATTCGCCATCCTAATCAAAACCTTATAACCTTCGTGAAACGTTAGAGAACCGAGATAAGTTCTATCTGTCACATTTAAGCTATCGCTCAACAACGGGTCCATTTAATGCCTCCACTTATATTAATTGTCTTACAGTGTAGTAGTAGAACCAAAACCAGTACCACCAGGAGCGCCTTGGACTTCTTCTGGGGTTGTCGCTTGCTCGATTGACTGGCGTAATACCTCATTGCCGGCCTTACCTAGTTGCTTCTCATTCTCCAAAACTTCTTCATGCTGGAATTGAGCCAACTGAGCCTGCTGCCCAGCTTGTAACTTTTGCTGTTGCAAAGCCGCCGGAGAATTCTGCTGCATTTTCTGTTTTCTTTCCGGGGTCATGTCGATAACGAAGCTCTGCGAATACTTGTAACCAGCCATTTCGGCAAAAGCTTGGAATATCGCATAAGCATCCCATTGCTTTCCGCCCTCATTCAAGTCGCTAGTGAACGTCGGATTGTTAACCATATTTATGACGATCGGAAGAAACTGAGCCATTTGTTTCTTCGGACCCAGATGAGCACCGGCCAATACTTCATATTCCAATTTGGCATTTCGATACTCTAAATGTTTAAAACTCTTAGCGTACGCAGGACCAAGTTTGTCGCCTAAGATATTCCTAAGAACTGAAGTTGGGCACATATCATTATTCAGTTCATCCATCTGATATAACCAAGGCTCAAAAACTTGCCGAATAAACCGACCGTCAGGGCCGTCCAAGCGCGAAGCATTAGCTTCGATAACCGAAGCAGCGCCGGTAGCTGTACGCATGCCGGTTCCCTTACCGGCCATACTGCCCGCGCCTTGCATAACCTGCTCGTTGGCCCCCGAGGTTGTCGCGGCAGAAGTTTGTGCTTGACTTACTGCAGCCCATGCCTCCGAAGGAACGGGAGGCATTTGCAAAAACTTAAAAGATTTATCAACGTCGTCATCTACATCAACAATCCCGCCGAGCTTCCAGCGAGTAGTTTGTGTCGGTGTGTTGAAACCTTTCTTCCTTATAGCGGTAGGTTGCAGCCCATAAGCAATAAGATCCAAAGCTAGATTGGTAACGCCCTGCTCAACCAATTGTTCCGCCCCGACCAATAAACCAAGACCTTGCCCGTAAAAACAATCGCCGATGTTGCGCCAATTTGCACTATAAAAAGGAATCTTGGCATAAGGATTTGCTTCGTTACGAAGCAATATGTTATGCCCATTATAAGACAGAACAACAATAACCTTTTCATCATCCCAACGCTCTAGAATCTCAAGCCCGTTCTGCATCGGGTCAGAAGTTGACTTAAAGTTCCGTGGAATAGCCTGCTGCAAATACCCGCGCATTCCCTCTGGAATCGTCAGAGCAATATTATCCGAGCCGGAAGTCGGCTTCGACATAAAGAGGGCCTTGAGGTCCTCTTCGCTAGGAATGTCATAACCATCTACATCGCGCAAATGACCTAAATCAGCATACGTCGCATAGTCTCGATAGATGACATATCCAGCCTTACGGATGTCCCCAACACGGCAGCCAGGGTTAACCAAAACAGTTCGAATGTCACAATACTTAAACCAAGGACGAGAAACATCTATATGATCGACTACGATCTTAAAATCGTCAGATTCGGGAGTTGACGCAGTTTGCGTCCCTACCGGAGTAGAAATGCTTGCTTCTTCTCCAACACGAACATACTTCTTAACATCTTTTTTGTAGTGACAATAACCCCATTTAGCAATGCCGGTTCCCAACAGAGCCATCTGATCCAGGAACCGCTCTGCCTCTTCTTCAAAATTCATATCTCGAAGTTGAGCAGTAGCAATTACCGTCTTTTGTCGAAGCACATCCGGACTTGTGTCGGGACCGGGACGAAACAAAAATGGAGGATCCTCGTAGAAAATTCCTCCCATTAGCTTTGGAATAATCGAAGAGATATGGTTACTGACAATAAATTTCGGGACGTTTGCTTGTGCTACGTTACCGCCGTCAAAGGCCGACGACGCTTGAGGACTCTGATAAAGAGTAGTTGCTAGTGCCCAGCCTGACGCCCATTGCAAAACATTAAGGTATTGATCGGCGCGTTCCGTATCATCAATAACAAGTTTTACAGCCGCATCGTCAGCAAATTGAAAAGTATTAGTATCTGAATCTACGTGTGTATTTTCCGCAGTAATTTCGTTGGCAGGTTTTACATCCCGAGCCTCTAGGTTCTTTAAGCTTTGCTCTTCGCTATTCGCCATTAATTATACCTAAGTCCAGGAATGCCGAACTTAGAACGGGGATCTGTAGGAATCTGAGGAACGTCAACTAACTCCGTTCTAGTCATCTGCTGCCCGCCAAAGATTCGCTCATAGCTTCTCTTTTGAGCAGCAAGCTTCTCTTGCGCTTCCATCATCAATTTTGTTTCTTCGTTCTGAATCGTAGAAGGTAAAAAGAAAGGCAGAAAGCTCATTGCATCCGGAATATCGTCTTTGCGCCCGCGATTCTTTCTCTCGCCTGTATACCGAAGCAACTGGCGCATCATCTCGTCGGTCCACGAGCCGGCAACAAACCAAAGCCGATCAGTGTTTAAAAGAGTTTCAAGCCCTTTGATACGGTTTCTCTTGGCATCCGCTTTAATATCTAAAGGCTTCCAATAAATATTAAGAGTAGTAGCGTATCGCAACGCCTGCCGTTGAAGTTCCATCTGAAGCAATTCAGCACCGTTAGATTTTTCTATGATGGCTTGCTTGGGATTCCACTTCTTGTTCAACATGATAATCTGGAAAGCTAATTCCGACGGCTTCCACTTATCAAAGATGATGTCAAGAATAACCAGTTTTGAAATCGCCGGTACGGGAGTTCCATCCGCAAGATTAGGTTGTGGTTCTATAACAACTCGAGCGACCACACCGCATGAATAATCGGAATACTTACCGGAAGACGGAGCCCAGTCCCACGCCAGAAAAATATCTCCGATTTTAGGAGCGGCTGTCAGAGGATACAAATGCGCCCGAAGAGCATCCTCGGTGAACGCAATCTTAAATCCTGAATCTTCAGAAGAATCCGTCGGCTCATTAAGTTGTTGGTTTCGGAACTGACGCTCATTCTTTAGCAACTTCTTACGAAGAGACTTGAACGTTGCCTTCTCTGGGAAAGTCAAAATAACCATGTGCTCTTCTAACTGCTTCAGAGGCACTTCTTGGTATTCTGGTTTAACCGTCCAGCAAGCCTTACAGAAATACTTAATCGGAACTAAATCCTCTAAATCATCAGGACGAACGCGCTTGGAATACCAATCGTCGGTCCAGTAACGAGTTCCGATATTATCAGAAAATCCCCACTCATCAAGAAGGTTATCCGTGCCATCGAACTTCTCTTTCAACTTCTCGCGAGCATCGGGAGAGTTACAGTTGTTGTCTGTAACTACGTCGTCACCTTTCTTAAGGTCACAATGCCATCCAGACAAATTAGCATCGATGGAATTGACCCACAAAGACGCTTCTTTTTGGCTGTGCTTACGAGCCGGACACTCCATTGGCTGCATAGACGAGCCATCCAACCCAGTCAAAACATATTCAGGAAACAAAAGGTGAATGGGTTTCGGATCAGCACTTACAGGGAGATTAAAATACTCCTTAATCTCCTTCATGAAAGCGGCAGCGAGTTTAAACTCCCCCGTAAGAATCAGAATGCGAATATCCGGAACATTTAGAAGCCACTGGACGCAATCAACGCCGTCTGCGGTAGACTTATGAAAGCCGCGCGGAAAGAGAAGGAGCATATCCTTCGTCTCTTCACCATTTTCATCGACGCGAACCTGCTTATCTATCGCTCTATGGACGTGCTGAAGTGTATAATCCTTCGGAAAACAGCCGTCAAAATTCTTTTGCACAAACTGATTAAACATTTCTCGATGAGTAAATTCCGTAAAGAACTTACCCAATACAGCCGTCGCCAGCCAAAACAAATCCTTACGAGCCCTATCTCTAAGATCGAGCCACTCCTGGAAGTTTTGCTTCTTGCCAAAAAGAACAGTCCTAGAAGGATTTACAACTACCTTTTTAGTCTTTTTGAGTTTGTACTCACTGAGATCCTCGGACTCATTCTTGACTGCCAGAAAAAGATCTCGAAGATCTTTGTAAGATAGAACCTCAGATTTGTACCGCTCACCAACTTCGTCCTGCAAAGAAAACTCATTTACATACCGATCTACTTCTTCTTTCTCTGCTTTAATTCTTTGCCGGCGCTCTCTTTGATATTTATTGAATTCCTCCTTAGTTATAGGCATTAGGCACCTATTGTTTTCTGGCTAACGAATAAGGAGCTTTTGAATACTCGTGCTGCGCAGGCTTTCCAGTTGAGATAGGAAATTGTTCTCCAGCTTTTCCAATAACATTCTTGACACCAGAAAGAATAGCTTCTATTGACGGCGAGGTCCCCAAGGATTCGTCTCCTCTTCTGCTCGCTTATGATCTCTAATCATTAGCGTAGCCCAAACTACAAGACTAGGAATAACAATCAATTCATACGCTAGTTCAAGAAAATCGCCTGGGCTAGCAATGCCCACTCCACGAACTACAATCCAGTCACATAAAAATTTAAGGTGGGTGAACGGGGTCATGCACGAATGAATTGTATCGCCGATCATGACATCTGGAGTGCAACCACCAGGCCATAACACGGGCATAGATCCGTGATTAATCCCCATTACAAATGCATTCAAAGCAAAGCCAAAAGCAAACAAAAGAGACGGCCCAATCAATAAAGGCCAGTAAGGAATTTTCACTGTTCTTTACCTTCTCGATAAGGACATAGCAGAGCAGTTGTTATCGAGACGAAGCGCCGTCCCTTATTAGGAGCCTCTGTTCGGCGTTAAAGATTGTCTTTAAGAAACGGAGACCAAAGTAAGAGCCGTAGGAGGTGCTGGCAAGATCACCGCATCAACCGAATTACTCAGAACTGACTCAACGCCACCTAGAGAAGATTTCACAGCGTAGAACTCAGAACCAGGAGTAGCAGTAGAGTCCACAAAAGTCGTAGTCGTAACCAAAGCGGCGTTGACCTTTGTGCTCTCTGAGCCAGAAGTCGGGCCTTTATATATGTTATAACCGTCAACAGCGTCCGTAGATGCTGTCCAAGACAAACTTACACTATGTGCCATGAAAGATCTCCTTATTTGATTGTCACTTTCACCGAATTTGATAATACCGAAAGAAGGTTTCCAAAAACCGATCTAACTGCATAAAATCTAGTACCTACGACTGCCTTAGAATCTGTAAAAGTCGTAACTTGAATCGGCTGCGAATTCAATTTATTTGTTTCTGAACCAGCAGAAGTTCCACGATACACGTTGTATCCCGAGACCGAATCTGTACTAGCCGTCCACTTTATAGTTACCTGGTGTTTCGTCGTTAACCGACTCAACATCAACGTTAACCAACTCCACATTAGTGAACTCCAAGATTTTGAAGATTAGTCGGAGGAGCCCCACGATAAATATAGTATGTTGGCACTGGCGAGGTTGTAGCAGACGGATTCCAATTCAACACAACATTCTGACCAGAAGTAACCGTGACATCCACCTTATTTGATACGGTGCTATAACCGTTGACAGTGGCGGCCACTACGAAATAAAAATGTTGTCCGACCGGAACAGAAACGTCTGTATAAGTGCACGTAATGGAAGTATTATTACATCCTGTCGCTACACCCGCAGAGTTCAAAGGAGGTAAGGTCGTAGGCGGCGGAGGTTGCTGAGCCAAGAGAACCGTAGAGAAAAAGAAAAGAGTCATTGCCGCTAAAAATTTTCTCATCATTCTCCTTATTGAAAAGCAGTAAGAGAGTTGCTTGCTGGAGTAGAGTTTGGAGACCAACCGGTATTAAGAACAAAATTGGCTTGAATTACGCTCACTGTCTTGTATGCGCAAGCACCGCGAGTCTCTTGACCGCCTGAAGGAATCGTAAACCCCGACCCGAAATTAAAAG